CGTCTGCTTGTAGAGACCCCAGACTGCACTAGCCGCAGAGGCGAACCGCAGATAGGTATCTGTTCCCTTCGATACGTTGATGTCCGGGTTGATCCCCTTCGCCTCGGTGATCATCCGCTGGAGGATTGCATCGACGCTATTATTGGACATCGGAGACCTCTACGAACCGGCTAAACGAAACCGAACTTCCTGTTTTGGCAAAAACCTCCACGGATACATAAATGCGGCCATCGCCCACATCGGACGAAACGGCCTGCATGCTATCCGCGTGGCCTAAGTCGAGCATCCATTGCAGAGCTTCCAACGCATATGTCCGCGCGCGGCGGACAACCGGATCCGAACAGACCTCGCGTGCTAGTTCCTTAAAACGGTGACCAAACTCAGGGCGCTTGTATAGCGATCCCTTTGATACCGTCATGGACAATTCAACTTCTTCTTTCAGCTGCACAAGGGTCATTGCAAAAACTCCGGAAAGGTCATGGGGCTCGGCGGGACGGTCGGCATCGTTTCGGTTATGGCGATAGATGCGGTTTTCAATAGGTCTTCAATGGCCTTAAATAGACGTTTGTAGGGTTTGTCAAAATCAGAGGTTGTTACCTGTGCCGTAACAACTGCGGTCATTGCAGGGACTAGTGCGGCAAAGGTCGGAAGCACCGAGACAACGACCGTCCCTTCATGGGATGCGGTGCCCATAATTGGGAGTGCTTGCCAGTAAGCGCAGACTCCTGCCGCCATCCGGGCGATGCTTGCAGGCGTATTGTCGGTCGTGAATGCGGCTTCGAGCACGGAAACGTTGCCGCCAGCCGAGCAGTCCGCACCAGGGATCGTAGCATCCTTGGCATAGGCATCATAGGCTTTAGCCAGATCTGGAGCAACTGGGGTTTTCCCTGTTGCGGCTCCAACGATGCGCGAAAATTCAGCGTCAAGGACATCAAGGTCAAGCACCTGCGCCTCCGATATCTTGCCCAGCGGGCGTTGGAGGGCTCGTTGGAGCTCCCAGATTGCCTACATGCATATGGGCGTTGTACTTTGTCCGTAAAGCCGAAAGAGCGCCAACGGAATCACTCACGTCGCCTTTCACAACGAGGTCTCCCGTGATCTCTACTCCTTTCGGAGCCTTGATCTCTATTGAGCCATCGGGATGGACGATCATGTAGCAAGACTTCGAGGCATGGATGGCGCGTTCGCCCTCCAACAGCTCAGGACGGTCATCGCAGTCGGAGGCAATACCGAGCACCACGTTTCCAAGGCGGAGGAACGTGATGCGGTCTCCAGCCTTTGGTACCGAACTGAATCCGCTCTGCTGCATGAGCTGACGGTTCTGCACCGATACGCCGCCAGCCTCGGCATTCACCATGCGAAGCTTTCCCTTCAAATCTTTGCACGAAGTCACGATAGAGGTGAAGAAACTCATCATAGCAGAATCCCTCCGGCCTGTTGCCGTATCTTGGTGCGAGGGCCTTCTTCTTTGGAAAGGGTAAACTCCCGCGAAACGATCAGGAATACACCTGACGCTTCATTGGACTCATCGTCAACTTTGCAGAATACGTTCATGGACCAGTTCTTTCCATTCTGGGCATGGCCTGGGACTGTGTATTCAAGTTCAAGCGCCTTTGCGTCTTCGGCGGACAGGCGAAGTTTTGCCGTACGCGAAGCAAGGCCTTCTTCCTCGTTCCATGAAACTACGAGAGGCCGCTTGAACGGAAATTTTTTGGCTGACAGCTTTGCGGCAACGTGGGAGATTGAGCCTTCATCATCCTGGCTTTCGCCCATGATAAGGATCTCTGAATGACGATCCTCTATGGAATCCACCACGGAACCTTCGATATAGTTTGTCTCTGCTGTTTTCCCGATGATCCGAAAAACAGGAGAACCCGTAATTGCGGGCTTATCGATAATGAAGGTACCATCGGCGGCAGCCCAGAAAAGGAATCCTTGCGAGTTCGCGGCCTTCTTCAACACATCAAAAACGGTATCACCTGGCTTCGCCTGTACAAAGTCCCGTTTCAGTTTCGCCTTGTCGGATCCACCCTTGAACAGGAAATTTTTGGTGCCGATGAACGGAAGGCCTTTCACGAGGTGTGCGACCAGCTTCGGCAGGTTCGTGGGCATCGATGTCCTGAAATTGGTCACGAAGGAATCAGCGAGAACGGAACATAGGGAGCGTCCCGTTACCGTCCTTGTGCTGCCGGCACGGCTTGTCTTGCGCGTCACCTTGTCCACGAGGCCAGTCATCTCAAGCGATCCATTCACCCAGATCTGCGCGGTATTTCCTGCCTTCGTCTTGATGGTCGCCGTTGTATCAAACTCAAAGGAACCCTCGGGCGCATAAAGATCGCCGGATACCGTATAGCGGATCCACTTGCTGATCTTTTCTCCGCAAACGCGCAGCTCCATCACATCATGAGGCATAGATAAGCACCTCCCCTTCCATGAAGGTGGGGTTCTTTACGCCATTGAGGGCGGCCACTCGGTCGGCCGCTTTGTAATCAAGGCCCTTCGACGCGCACAGGACATGCAAGGGCATTGGATTTGTCAGGGATACTGTGCTCGTGGTCATGTACTGAAGCTTGACGCTCCGGACGCTTTCCATCAGATCGGCGGCCATCTTTTTGATGGAGTCGGGAGCAAGCGAAGTTCCTAGGTTCTCCTGGATCATGGCACGCACAAGCGCCAGCATGTCCTCAAGCTCGGCGGGCGTCAACAGATAAACCGGCTGTGGCTCAGCCAGAAGACGGCCGTCGCCATCCTCCAATTGAATTTTTTCGGCGGCGATGGAAGCGGACAGCGAAGCCTCGTCCTGTGCAACAAGACGGGCTGCTTCGCGGGAAACCGTTGCGCAGGCTATAGTCGTATAGCCATCACGCACCACTGGTGGCGAATCAGCCACGACCGCTTTGGATGTTATTAAATCCGTGATGAGTGCTGCAATAACCGACTTGGAGCTGCTACGGGTATTTTCATTGCTATTGCGCGGATCCACCTTGCGGGCAAGCGTAGTATAGGCTTCGGCACACTCCTGCAATTGTTTTGTGAGCGTGCCCGACAACGTCGAGGTATAATCAATGACGGCACTGATGGCATCCGCTGGAGCCTCGATCTGGGAAAGGACGCCACCAATCTTGCCCATCGTACTTTGGCAGCCTAGGGCAAAGCTACGGGCGACAGCACCCATTGCGCCCCATTTGTCCAGCAACGACCAATCTGACCCTTCCACATCAGGGACACCCTGCTTCTGCATTTCCTCCGCAATCTTCTCGGCGACTTGACCGTTAATGGCTGCAACGGACACGTCTGCGGCCCGCTTTACGTCTAGGTATGCCTGGGCTTCAGGGCGCAGGCCTGAGACTGTGAAGTCGAAGCTGAAGGACGCAAAGCGCTTACGGTTGTTGCGTTTGAAGGATGCGGTGCCGGGATATCCATGCAAGGTACCGAAGTCGGGATGGAATAATTCAACGGGTTTGGAGAAGCGCTTCAGGAACCAGTCACGGATTGCTTCGTATTCCTGGTCGAACTTTGCGCCATTGATTACGCACTCGAAGGAATACTTTTCAGGGTCCGTGCCCATGTCTTCAATATCAGCACCGTCTTGGAAGGGATATTCCGTAACGGCAAGGGCGTGCGCGATGCTTCCATCAACGCTGACGAGGTCAAGTTCCCAGGGGCCTAGTTTTGAGGTGCTCATTGGTAAGACCTCCCGCTCCATGGGATCGTACTGGCGTTGACACTACCCTTGGTCTGGGTACCGCTAGTTTGTTCGATGGTTGATGTTTTCTTTTCAGAGTCCACATAGATCTTAAATTCTTGGTTAATTGGAGTGTCTGTACTAGGGTTTTTCCCAATAGCTTTTGCCGCTGCCGAGTTCGGATTAGATGCTATTTCCTTTTTCATCTGATCCATGTAGAATGCGCGCTTCTTATTTAACTCGTCGATCTTCTTCTGATTGCTAAATAGACCTGGGATCAGGTTGGGCAAAAACGCATTCTCTGCATCCAATAGTTGAAGATTGGTATCATCAACATTTTTGCTAAACGCAGCGGCTTTCTCTCCATAGCGAGCTTTGTATCCTGGAGCCATTGCGGCCATGGCTTCTTCATTTACTTTCCGAGCCTCTTTTTTGGAACTCCACCATTCATAGATGAGCGTTCCAGCTTCAATTATCTTTTCGGTTGCCATCGCCGTAGCCATGGATAAAAGGCCCATTCCTAATGCGGATCCACCTATTTTATTTAGTCCACCGCGCATTTTTCCGAGTGCTCCGCGTGTCTTCAGCGCCTCATCAGGCAATCCGGATAAAGGATTGCGCTCCATCGCAGTCGGGTCAACATAAGACGTCATGCCGTCAGTCTTTCCCATCATGTTCCAATTGGTAACGTACACCTGTTGTACCCCACCGACACCTCCAGCGAGTTTCCCTGCAAGACTTCCTGCACCAGGCGCTCCGGCTGGTTGTGAACCAGAGATAATCCCGCGCAGGCCCGCAACGCCATCGTTGAGCCATGAACCAAGCTTAACGGCGGCAAGCGCTGTTGCTGCGGCGACAAGGGCATAGAAACCAGCAGTTGCGAGCGCTTGGTGCTCATTGAGAAACTTCAGCTTATCAGCGACAACCGCTATGGGGCCCGCTAAGTTCATCGCGAGCAACTCCTGCGCAGCGCTTTTCGCCTGCTGGATTTGCATTTTATTGGTCTTCATTACGTTGCCAAATTTCTGCTCAACGCTATTGATTTTCTCCCCATCTGGAGCAGCGTTCTTTAGGTCTTCAAAGAATTTGAAACCACCACCTTCCGCTTTATATAACTGCTGGAATTTGTCAAAAAAGCGCAAAGCCTCTGCATCGAAACCAAACTTTGTTAGCTTTTTTGTACTTCCATCAGTGTATTTCACAATCCTTTTTAGGATCGTTTCAGTGTCCTTGAGATTCCCCTTGGAATCAAAAACATCAAATCCAGTAACCTTTTTAATTCCTTTTGCATTTTGCTTAAGCGCTCTGAACGTAGCTTCGATTGCTGTCGTTGCAGCATCAGAGTTTCCAGTCTTACGGGCAACCTGCATCATCGCGCCAAAAGCGGGCAGAGTATTCTTTGTTATACCACCACCCGCAGCTGCAGAAAATAACCGTTCACCATTCTTGGCCATATCAGCAGGCGTGAACGCGCCCATGTCTCCCTGCGCAGAGAATCGCTCGTAGAGCCCACCAAGTTCGTCCTTTGCAACCCCAAAGTTGGTACCAAGCATGGCTGCAATCATTGCCATTTCACTGAATTGCGCATTAAGGCCAGTAGACGCAGTTGCGGTATCATCCAATAAGGCTACTGTAGTTTCGCCATCTCCAGTTACATCCACGAACTTACTCATACCGGTAATCAGCTCTTCTACGGATTGCCCTGTTCTTTTAGCGCTCGCGTAAACTTGGCTAGTAACATCAATAATCTTCTGGTCACTCCAATGCGCTTGGTTCCCCAATTGAACCATGGCAAGCTGGACATCATTAATCTGACTAACCGCCAACGCCATGCCGCCACCAGTCAGAGCCGCTGTCATAGGCGTAAGCATTCTGTCTGCTGAATTTTTCATAGACGCGTTGAGCCTGCCCATAACAGCACCTGCTCGACCACCAAATGTATCGACAGATGCAGAAGCCTTGCGCAGGCCTGCTTGCATGCCAGTGGGGTCTGCCCCCAGCCGGAGCATTATGCCTTCAGTCGTCTTCACCTATGATTTCCCATCCGTCAGAATCAGCATTTGATTTGCCGTATAGCCCTTTGAGAGTAAATACGATGTGCCATTGGCTCTCGGTCAGCTTATTGGCTGGGATACCGAAATACGCAGAAGCTTCCACGCTAAGCGCAAATCGGATACCTTCCCAGGAATCAGGTCCGGAGTTTTTTTTAGCATACCAAGCAAGGCTTCGTGGTCTTCTTCAGACGTTGCTGTTGCACAAGGATCGCAGAAATCGCATAATGCATTGTATTCTTTGGAAAGGAACGACAATTCATCATCGCTGACGAATGAGCGTAGCTTCTCAACAGAACTAAATAACGGAAGTCCCGTAGCTGGATCAATCAACGCCTTCCAAAGCCCATGTGCCGCTTCCTGTGCGCGATAGTCAGTCAGGTTATGGATGGACACGTCGACTTTGGCTGCATCAAATTCTTGCTGGTTCTCGAAGCGAGCCTTGCGAGTCTCTTCAGCACTCAGCAAACGTACAGCAACTCGGACGCCTGGTTTGCCTGGCCAATCGAACTCACGACGATTATCTGTACCTGAACGCATGCGCTCAAGAAGTTCTGATTCATCTTTACCTGTGCGGATGCTACTGAGTAGACCGCCGCCCATCAGCTAACCTTCCGAGCTTTTGCAATGAACTTGATTTCAAATTCATTGGCCTTCTTGCCATCCGTTTCCCGCTCGGCGACTTCCTCGACATAGCAGCCGGTGTAGGTAGCCTTGGAGCCACCTTTGTACTGAAATATGATCGTGGCGTTCTTCACTCCATCCCAGTTGCGGTCTGCACCACTCGAGGGAAGGTAAGTGAGTGAACACCCTAATTCAGGGTTCACTTCGACAACGTCATCTCCATCCATAAGGGGCACGCGATCATGCAACTTGCGGGCGTTCTCTTTGGCCTTGTTGAAATCAACAATTTTCTCGCCGTCAACAAGGACTGTGACTTTTGAAATTTTGCTCATTGTTCAATCCTTAGTTCAGGTAGAGGTCGATGGTGTTATAAATCTGATTGAGCCCAGGCACGATACCTGCGGGCACACGGCACAGAACACGGCCGGGGACATCAGGCGACTCTTGGGTAATGAACTGGTCCTTGTGGTCGTCCACATAGCGGTGGATGTTGTCCTTTTCCAGTTCTTTGCAAACGGCAAAGTTGTCTTCGTTGATCGCATCGGCAAGGAACTCGTGTATGACAGCATTCTTATACTTGACTGTCTGCATGGCCTTGAGCGAGTCTCGGGTGTAATCCATCGAGGCGATCACGCCGGTATCCACCAGCTTTTCAAACCGGACTCCGTCAACATTCGTCTTCGTAGTCACGGCACGAACTAGGCAAAGTTCACCGTCGGTTTCCGCCAATGGGATCACGCCTGCCATGAGAAGAGCATCCTCTTCCTCGCCACTCCAGCGGGCGGCGACAGCGGGAATATCGAGACCGACGATAGGAAGGCCATTCATGGGTTTGTTGGGCTTGCTATTCGAAGCAAAGACCGCGCACATGCCTGCTGAAATCTCCCATACTGGATTACTCAGCTCCTTGACTGCCCCAACATTCAGGCGTTCATGGTTGAGGGAAGTTACCAATGCCTTTACAGCGGAAAGAGTCCCCTGTTTTACTGCAATTCCACGTTGACCACGTTGTTCCAGCGGGCTTGCTGCATTCTCCAAATGAGTCCGCAACAGAATCAAATTTGCGGAGTCGCTCACGGAGACACCAATCAAGTGGTAACGCGCAGGGAATGCCGCCTTCAGCACATCTTCGAGATCAACGGTACCGACACCAGCAGTGGCAAGCTCCACATCAAGCGTCATGTCGGTATTTACCATCACGCCATCAATGCTCACGCCACCGGCATCAGAAATATATGCACCGATATTCTTTGCGGTGAGAGTCAAAACAGCACCGGACGAGGTCGCGGTAACAGGCAAAAAGGTCTTGGCATTCACCGCAAGCACAAGAGCAGCGGCAACTTCCGTGGGAGTCGCACCAATTGCGACGGCAGCAGAAACAAACGTCGATCCAATGCGAAGGCGAGCAACACCGCTCTTAGTCGCAGAACCTGACAGGGTTACAGTATAATGAGCCGCAGAGCCCACAGGCTCAGCATGGCGCACCAAAGTGATCTGGGCATACTTCCATGCCTCCTTGGCGGCAAGGTACATGGAATGCAGAACGGATCCGGCACCGGTGAGGGTTGTTGCATCCGCTTCGGAATAAACTTCCATTGGCGAGTTGACAGGAAGAACCCCAGTACCCGCACCCACCAGCAACACCTTCTGGACATTGACGGGTAGACCGTTGGGGCCTGCGTAGTAGTTGAATTCCGAGTAAGATCCCGGAATCATCGTCTCGGGAATATTGGTCGAAAGCTTCATGGGGTTTCTCCGTGTTCAAAATTCTCTGTGGAACCGAGCAGGGTCTTTCCTGTTTCAGGTTCGGTATAGCTGGTCCAGATCGCGTCAAGCATTCTTGGATTCACTTCGTTGGTATTGATCTCGTATGCCGTATTGAAGGTGACTTGAATAACGGTCAGACGGCTCTCAAGATGCGACTGGCTTGTCGTATCCTTCCAGCCTGCATAATCCAGTTCATCGCAACCATCAGGCTCCAAGCCGTGAAGAATGCCCATCAGCACATTTTCAATGGCAAGCGCCTCACATTTCCGATCCTCGGCGCTCTTCATGTTCATCACAACAATGGATAGCTGAGGACTGCACTTCACCTGCGCGACCGTTCCGTTCCCATTCCATTCGGGCTTGCCCTCAAGAATATGGATCGTAACAGAAGGCTTCACGATAGCATCAGGTACATCGTCAATGCTTCCTTTGCGCAACTGCGGCATATGCTCCGCGATTGCTGCGAGCATGGCTGCATAAATTACTTGAGCAGTCATGTGCCATACCCCGCAAGCAGCTCGTCCGTGAATACACGTTGAGGCGCAATTATCCGGGGCTTGAATGCAGGTTCAACGCCAGTGGGCAGGTCCAGGCGAATTTCGCCATTCGCAATCCGAGTCAATAGCGACATGGCATTCTTCCGCAGCTCCGACAGGCCTTCCGGCATGTCAAGGACTACGCGCCGTTTGTACAGCTCGAAGATTGCCAGATCTCGGGTTACGGTACGCAGAACCTCGTCAACCTTGGGAAGCGGAAGAGGCACAACGGAACGCAACACCCCATCTACGATGGACTGCGCGGCCCGAATGCATTCTGCGATACGCTCATCGACAACACTTGCACCATCAAGGCGACTCTCTGAGTCATTTGTGAGCTCAACCGCCCGCTCGCGCGGTACCTGGTTGAGTACGTCCTGTACGGTGCAATAGTCCATCAGATGACCCCGGTCATCAAGAATCCGCAATCCTTGGCGGCCACGACTTCCTTGAGCGCTTCAGTGACCATGACATCCATACCACCACGGCCACCCGTCTTTTCGGCGAGAATCAGCGAAACTAGGCGTGGACCATTCTGGGCAGTGAATCCCCAGGTAACGGTTCCTTCGGTCTTAGTGGCCTGCGCATTCACGTAAGCACCGGAAATGGTATCACCCCATGCGGAGATGATGTTGGCTTTCTGGCCCTTCTTGGCCGCATTGGCGCGGGTCATACCAACGATGATCTTCTCGATTTCCAGATGACTTGCAAGATCCTCTCGGCTAGCGGCACCCTTGGTGCTTGCTACACCGTAGACTTCCTTGATCGTGTTGGGATGACGGCGCAGCATGTTCCAGATCTTGGATCCAAAGCGTAGCTGGTTCGGAGTCATCAGGCACTCAAGCATGAGTTCGCTGATCATTTCGATGGGCTTTGCGTCTGGGTCGGTTAATTTCTCGCCAAGCTCCAAAATACGGACGTTTGCATAATTGTCAGGATTTTGCACCATCTCGATGACACGAATCTCACGCTGGAGGTTAATCAGCTCAAGTACCGAATTCGACTCGCGGTTGACCAAGCTTTCGTACTTGGACTGGTCGCTATTGATAATGTCGGTCTTCGAAACAAAGCCGGTCAGCGAATGAATGTCGCAGCTGTCTGTGGTTTCCTTGCCAGTAAACTCAACTTCGCTCGGAATAGAACGACGACCTACACGGTCATTAATGATCTGAAACGCATCGCCTGGATTGCGGAGGAGTAGCTTGAAGGAATCACGGCCATCAACATTGTCGATGCGAGGCATGATTTCATCGGCAACCAAGCCAGGGAGCTTGTACGCCATTGCGTAGCCAGCCATAGCGGGAGTGGTCGTAAAAATAAAGGGAAGATCTTTCCATTCCATAGTGAGCTCCTATTAGGCCGGGGTAACGGCTGGGATACGTTCGATTAGAAAAGGGATAATGTCACCCGACACTCCGCTATGCAATGCAGTACCGACAGTGTCGGTGGAGGAAGTGCCTTTGATGGCAAGACCAGTTGCTAACTCGCCATCGGCAGGAATCTTGAAGGTCAGGCGATCGCCACGGGTAACAGGGCCGCCAAGCTCGACTTCGCCAATATCATCAAGAATGACATCGCAAATAGTATCGGAGCGCGTGGGCATGCGGTCGCTTACGCCGAGGATCTTGTCGCTCGCGGAACCAGCAACCTTAACGGTTTCATCTGCGGCACCGAAGGCCACAATGCGCTTCGGAGGAATGGCACCCTGTGCCATATAACCTTTGATAAGTCCAGGATTCATTAGATAGCCCCTTCTTGCTTGAGTTGCGTGTAAGCGGCGCTCGTGCTGATGTTTTCAGAATCAGCGCGTGCGGTAATCTTTTGCGAGACAACTCTCGCATTGCTGGCAGGGATTGGCTGTGGTGGATCATCTGCACCCAGATTAATCACCTTCGGCATGGACTGCAGTAGAGACTCCATGACTTTAAGCGTGTCCTTAGGCTCGCCTTCGCCGAATGAAATAGCACCATTTACGGAGTCCGCAGCCTTAAACAGAGCTTCAAGAGGCACTCGCATCGCGGGTGTCAAGCGGCCAGCCTTTACATGAGATGAGCATAGTTCAGCAAATTCAGCATGGCGCTGGTCAGTCTTTTGTTTCAATAACGCCTCTTCAGCGACTCGGCGACCTTCTTGCGCCGCTTCCAGTTGCTGCTCCAGCTCGGTGCGGGCGGGGTCAACCGGAGCCGTCACCGCAGCCGGAGCAGCGGACTGGGGAGCAGGAGAAGAAAAGGATACCGAAGGCACATTGCCTAGATCCACATCGTCAATCATATTCTGCGGAAGCATCGCATTGGCTTTGTCCAACCCTTCCTTGTCGATCATATGGTCCCGTACCTTGCGAAAGAGGTCGCGGACGTTTTCAAATTTCCAGCGCAACCGGGACGCTAAATTATCCTGTGCCATGGCAAGACTCGAAATATCTGCAGGGCCTTCGGCGAATACGATAGCCGACGAATCTTTGCCAGCGTCAACTTCAGCAAACTCACCTTCTCCGAACGACACAGGGCCAAGGCCTGTTACTGCAGGTTTATGCGCACCAAGGAATCCAATATGCCGCATGGTCATATCTGGATAAAAGAAAGAGAGAGAACGATCAGTATATTCACCACGTCGGATGCTATCGACAAAGGTTGGCGAAAGATCAGCGGCGCAAAGCTGTAAGATCCCGTTTTCAATGCGAGCCCCTTTGATAGATCCATATCGAGGCGAAGCCACCTCGGGGTGTCCAGTCACAATAGGCGGTTTCCATGTTTTCACCTGCTCATTGATATTGTCAGCAAGCTTCTGCATGTCACCAAGCTCGATCTTGATGTTTTTACTGTGCAGGTCAAGAAACGTTCCAGGCTTGAGAGCATCAAACCATGGGTTCGTGGGCTGCATAGACAAGGGAGGAGCCGAAGCGACAACACCTCCAGCGATTACGCAGGCATCGGTATGCCCCGAAGCAAAAGAGATGAATACAGCCAGCAGCATAACAGCAAACTGGAACCAGATAAACGGATTTGATTTGATTTTATTCATGCAACAAACTTACCCGGAACAACCCTTCTGGGCACTGGCACAAATTCCGTACAAATTGCCGTCCATTATTCCCTGAAATACATATAGAATAAGGCGCGGAATATTGTGTGGATATATGCGGGTCGGAATGGACGGCATAAGATTGCATGTTATGTGCATGAATCAAATCGTACTCAAATACGTCGAACGTTATGGCATCACAGTCATTACATCCATCATGCTGGTGTTCCTGTACATCAACTCAGAAAAACGCGCTGCAGCCACCCAGGCATCGCTAATCGTACAAATGGCCAAGAGCCAAAATGATGTAATGCAAAAGTGGGAAAAAACGTTAGAACTATCCGAAGCTCGCTCCATGGCGCAGATCAAACTCGTTAGCGCCTGTTGCCAGTCCCGTAAGTTAAGGGATGACGAATGAGCCGCCAAGCCGATGACACCAAGAAGCTTGTGGCACGGGAACTCTACGTCGTCTCCGGGCTTTCCTGCAAGGCTACCGCGATCAAGGCGGGGATCAGTGAACGCACGCTTCTCGATTGGCGCAAGGCCGAGAAATGGGATGAAGCTAGGGACCTTACCGGATTTGATAAAACGAAACTGAACGAGAACCTTTATTCGCTTGCACATACGGCATCCAAGTTCCTGAAGGAAAATATTGAGAGGGGCATTATCGACGCACACCAGATCAATGCCATGCGCCAGCTGGTCGTCGCCATACAGCGCAGCGATGATTACGAGAAGAGCAAAGAATTAGAAAAGCCCAAGAAGAAAGCCGATGGTGATATGCATACGCGCATCAAGCAACGCATGGGTCTCGTCTAATGGTTGCGATCAATCCCAAAAGACAGGCTGCGGACCTTGCCGATTTCCTGCTGCCCTACCAGCGCGATTTTATAAACGACCCTGCACAGATTCTGTTCTTCAGCGCCTCGCGCCGTATTGGAAAGACATTCTCCAGCGCGTTCAAATCCGTTGACCGGTGCATCGAAAAAAAGAACCACCGCGTCTGGTACTCCGGTGCCGATGAAGAGGGTGGCGAGGACTTCATTGATGAATGCAAATACTGGGTTACGTTCTTCAATGCGAGCGCCACTGAAATCTCGATGGAAGAGGGTGGCGATGAAATCGAATTTGCCGACGAGCAGAAAGGGATCCTCAACCTAACCATCCGCTTTGCAAACGGTAGCCGCATCACCGTTCTCAGCTCGAACCCCAAACGGTTCCGTGGCAAGGGTGGCGACATCATCCTTGACGAATTCGCACATCATCCCCAAGCACGCGCCATGTGGAAAGCCGCGCTTCCAGCTGCTCTTGTCTGGGGCTACAAGCTGATCGTGATCTCGACCCACAATGGCAAGTACACGCTCTTCAATACCTTCGTCGAAAAAATCCGCAGCGGAAAAAGCAAGTTCAAGGCATCGCTTCACGAAGTGACCATTCGCCAGGCTGTCGATCAAGGACTATACGACAGGATCAAAGGCTGTCCAACGACGAAGGAAGAGCAGGACGCATGGATCCAAGAACTGATCGATTCCTGCGAAACCCCCGAAGATGCGCTCGAAGAATTCTTTTGTCAGCCACAGGACAGCAAGGATCCGTTTGTTCCGCTCCCCATGATCCTTCGTACTGAGCGCAAAGGAATCCTTGCCGATCCGTCATCTATCCCTGGGCCTCTATACCTCGGATACGATATTGCCCGCAAGAAACATCTCTCCGTAATCATTGTGCTGCAGGAGATGGCTAGCCAGCTTGTGTTGCGCGAAATCCGCGTCATGGAGAAAATGAAATTTGAGGACCAGTATACGATTCTTGCTGCATACCTCAAACTACCAACGCTAGTCCGGGCATGCATCGATGCCACAGGCCTAGGCATGAACCTGGCAGAAGATGCTCAGAACTATTTCGGAACCTACAAGGTCGAAGCGATTACGTTCAATAATTCCATCAAAGCCGTCATGGCCAACAACCTCTACAAGGAATTCGACACCGTCTCGATTTTCATTCCCGAAGATGATGTGCTGCGCCGAAGCCTCAACAGCATCAAGAAGATGGTGACCGGATCTGGCAACATCCGTTTTGACGTGGACGCCGAAGAGAACGACAAGAAAGACAAGAAAGACACCGACAACGAAGTCAACATAGGCCATGCCGACCATTTCTGGGCGCTCGCCCTCGCCATCAATGCCGCACGCACTACGCCTGCAGGAATCCCGCCCATCACGACCCGCTCCATGCGCAAGAACATGCGGGCCCTTCTCAAAAACGACGCCATGGACAATTACATGAATCCTTCCGGAAACGGCCGCAATCGGCAATGACGGAAACAACCCGCTACGAGCCCCGTAGAACACCGAATACAATCATCCCGATCAATGTACCACCCAGACCCAACAAATCGTTTTTGAATCAATTTGAATGATACTGTGGGCATCGTA